CTCGGCAATGTGCCATGCTATCGGTGTTGTCGGCACCGTACACGATTCCGCGCAATGTCACGGTATCGCGTATATGATCGAAGTCGGCCCATCCCGCGACGAAGAAATGGCTAAGAAAGGTTTCACCGAAGTTAATCACTTCTACTTGGCTGACGGCTCCGAACCGTCGCCGCAAAACATCGGCCCGCGTCAATATGACGTTGGTACTGGCGGCAACAACGGCGGTCAACAACAGCAGCAGAACAACGGTGGTTTCGATACCGGAAACAACGGCAACCAGGGCGGCAATAATGGCGGCTTCGGCGGTGGTCAGCAACAACAAAGCAATGGCGGCTTCGGCAACAGCGGCAACAATGGCGGCGGCTTCGACAATGGCGGTCAGCAGCAGCAGCAGCAGCAGCAGCAGCAACAAACGCAAAACAACAACGGTAACAACGGTAGCAACGGTGGCCAACAGCAACAGCAACAGCAGCAACAGCAGCAGAACAACGGTGGCGGCTTTGGCAACAATAACGGCAACAGCGGTAGCGGCTGGACTCCCGACGGCAACCAGGGCAACAACGGCGGCAACAGCGGCAACAATGGCGGCGGCGATAACAAACCGCAATGGGCCAAGTAATAGTTTGATCGCGGTTTAATTAATGGGGCTTCGGCCCCATTTTCGTTAGGGTGAATAATGGATATCAATGAACAAGCATCTTTAAGTTTGATTGCGACTCGTATTAAGGCTGACGTTGACGCAATGGCTATCGCCCGGTATGCAGACGACCATCGCACGCACTTAGGTGCTTCGACAATCGCCGAAGACTGTTTGAATTACCAATGGCTTACGTTCCGTTGGGCCGACAAGGAAGATTTGTCAGGACGCATGTACCGGCTGTTTCAACGCGGCCATCGTGAGGAACCTATCGTTGTTGACTATCTCGAACATATCGGTTTTAAAGTTAGCACTGTTGACCCTGAAACGGGTATGCAATGGCGGGTTAGCGGCGTCAACGGGCATTACGGCGGCTCTTTGGATGGCATCGCAACTATGCCCACAAGTTACGGCTTCGGCGATCTTCGCGTCCTGTTGGAAGTCAAAACTAACGCTACAGGGTTGTCGTTCACGAAGTTGACGAACGACGGCGTAAAGATGCAGAAACCGACGCATTACGGTCAACAGTGTGCATATGGTTTCGAAAAGGGACTCACTCATTCGCTGTACGTGAACACGAATAAGAACGACGACGACATGCATATCGAAATCATTAAACTCGATTGGGAGTTAGGAAAGCGATTGCGCGAAAAAGCCGAACGTGTAATCAATTCGCAGGAACCGCTTGGCAAGATCGCAAAGTCATCGACACACAAACTTTGTAAGTATTGCAAGTTCGTACCTGTATGTCATGACGGTAAGAAGCCTGAAAAGTCTTGTCGTTCGTGCGTCAGTGCGCGGCCTGTCGAAAATAAAGAATGGTATTGCGACAAGTGGAATGCTATAATCCCGAACAAAGACGCTATCAAGTCGGGCTGTGATAGCTGGAACGCAATCATTAACGGGTAAAACATGGATTTACGCTGGTATCAGAACGGGGCTGTCGATTCGTTCTTTAACTTCCTCTGTACGAAAGAAGACCCTAGGGAAAACCCGCTTGCGGCACTCCCGACGGGTACGGGTAAGTCTCCTGTTCAGGCCGGTTTCATCAAAAGGGTTATCGAAGAATGGTCTAACCAGCGTTTCATGTGCCTGACTCACGTAAAAGAGTTAGTTGACCAAAACTCCCGAACCCTACGTCGGATGATGCCTAACGCACCTATCGGCATTCATTCGGCAGGTTTGAAACAAAAGGATTTCGCGCAGCCTATTATATTCGGAGGTGCTGGATCGGTCGTTAAAAACATAGACATGTTCGGGCGTCGTGATATCTGCTTCGTTGACGAATGCCACATGATAGGCGGGGCGGATACCAAGACCTACGCCGCCATCATTGCAGGACTTCGCCGCAACAATCCTAAAATTAGGTTCCTGGGGTTGACCGCTACGCCGTACCGTATGAAACAGGGTATGATTACCGACGGGGGCGACCCGTTCACCGAAATATGCTACGACATGACTAGCATGGAATCATTCAACCGTTTGTTGAATGAGGGTTTCATAGCCCCGTTGGTCGCACAACCAACGTCAGTAACTTACGACGTAAGTAGTGTTAGCGTGAGTGGCGGTGAGTTCAATAAAAGCGCATTGCAATCGCAGGTCGATAACGACATGCTTAATAGGGCGTGCGTCGAAGAAATGGTTGAACGGGCGCATAATCGCCACTGCTGGCTAGTGTTTGCATCCGGTATCGACCATGCCGAACATATCGCCGAAATGCTGCAAGAGTACGGAATCAACGCGATGGCCGTACATTCAAAGCTTGACAGCGGCGAACGTGACAGACGGATTGCGTTGTTCAAGACGGGTAAGATTCGATGCCTTGTCAACAACGGCGTATTGACAACAGGATTCGACCATCCACCAGTGGATTTTATCGGTATGATGCGTCCGACGTTATCGCCCGGTCTGTGGGTTCAAATGTTAGGCCGTGGTACACGAATCTATGATTGGTGGACTGAATCGCTTTACATACCGGGCTTCGACTACACTAAATATAACTGCCTTGTGTTAGACTTCGCTGGTAACACGCAACGCCTGGGGCCGATCAACGATCCCAAAGTTCCGCGCAAAAAGGGACTGGGCGGCGGCGACATGCCGATTCGAGTATGCGACCGCTGTAAGACATATAACCACGCTTCGGCGCGATACTGTGGCGGTAGTCCTACCCCGTCGTTCGCCGGATGCGGATTAGAGTTCACGTTCGAAAGTAAACTGGAAGACACCAGCAGCACGGCCCCGTTGATTGCGAACTATGAAGCCCCGACGGTTGCATACTTTGACGTTCGAAAGGTAACGTATCAACTACACAGAAAAGACGGGTCGCCCGACTCAATGCGTGTATCGTATTACTGTGGGGAGCGAAAGCCGTTCGAAGTCTGGATTGCATTAGAAAGTACAAGAGGTAAACACGTAGCATCGCAATGGTGGAAACAGGCCGACGGGGATCGAGTCCCGCAAACAACAGCCGAAGCGTTAGAGCGCGCTCCGTATATTAGGACGCCAAAGCGCCTTAGAGTTCAAACAAACTTAACCTATCCGAAAGTGTTGAATTATGAATACGAATAGTCTTGTCCAACTTGGGGTTTCCAAAGAAAGGGCGGAATTGATGGTTTCCGTTCAAATGTCGTTTCAGCGCGACTTAATGCGGCGCGGTAATTGGCAGTCGTGTTTGAACTGTCTGAACTTCGCTCCAGGCAACGGTAAGAGTGTGGGGCCGAAATGTGAGGTTGCCGGGGTACTCCCGCCACCTGACGTAATCGTGTTCGGTTGCGAGAAACACGAAGACGACATTCCATTTTAGAGGTAATTATGGCTACTAAAAATGTAGGGCGTTCACGTGCTGTATCTAAAAAGAACGCAATTGCCGCGCCGGGTTTGGTTGCGGCCTTGGCGTTTGTAAGTGTTGCACAACGCGCAAAGGGTCTAACGTTTCAAACTCACGTACGCATGCAACGGGGTCAACTTTTGGCGTGTGACGGGCTTGTTACGGCTGGCCACCCAATCGAGGAAAATTTAGATGCATGCCCACAATCGGCCGTGTTCGCGGTCGCACTTAGCAAGTGTGTTGACACGTTGACGCTTACGGTCGGCGACGATTCGAAAGTCCACGTTGCATCCGGCAAATTCAAGGCTAAGATTCCTTGCGCTAACCAGGAAGAAATGCAAGAGTGTCGTCCAGACCCTAACGTTCACGCTATAGGTGAGGGTTTCCGCGAATCCCTGGCCGCTGCCGCAATGCTGGCATCCGAAGGGGCAACGGACTTAGTTTGCGGAAGCGTACTTGTGACGGCAAATACTGTAATCGGGACGAATCGTTTCACCATGATCGAGCATTGGCATGGTATGCGTCTTCCCGATTGTGGAATGGTAGTGCCGAAAGCCAGTTGCGTAGCTCTTGGTAAAATCGTCGGAACGCTGGTAGGGTTCGGTTATAACCACGAAGCGAAAACATGTACGTTCTGGTTTGAAAACGGTTCGTGGCTCAAAACTCAATTGATGGAAAACAAGTGGCCGAACACTACGAAAATGCTTGAGTCGGCGCATGAAGCATGGCCAGTCCCTGACGACCTGTTCGAAGGTGTTCGCTCAATCATGGCCATAGGCGACGATGACATTATCCGTTTCGAACCAAGTATGATAAGATGCGGGGGCGCTAGTAGCGAAGGGACGTATGAAGTTGAAACCGGAATCGACGGCCGCGCTTTGAACGGGAAATATCTTATCGCCCTGGCCAAGTACATCGAAACGTTCGACTATATGTCAGACCACTTAAAAGCGACATTCCGTGGCGCGAATTGCCGGGGGCTGATCGCAGCATACAAGGCGTAACATGTTCTTTACAGACGAACAATTAGCCCGCAACCCACGGGCTAAACAGAAACTAGCGAAAGCAGATTTCGTACCTAAGAAGCTGAAATATTTTGATACGGTTGAAATACCGTATCAAGAGTTCAGCGATATGACACTGCTTTCGGTTCGCGGTTGTACTCTTATCTACGATATCGAGTGCTACCCTAACTATTTCCTAGCCGCGTTCAAGTGTCCGAAAACCCGATTGGTAGTCACGTTCGAGCGTTCGCCCGATGCCGACTTTGATCGGGACAAACTCGTATGGGTACTTAACAACTTTGAGTTGGTAGGTTTCAATACCCGTAAGTACGATGAATTAATGGCGTGGCTTGCTGTTTGGGGTTCGACCAATGAACAGCTAAAGTACGCATCCGATACCCTTATTACCGTTGACGGAATGTCAGGCCCGAAGCTGGCTAAGGAAATGGGGGTAAAGATTCCGAAGACGAATCAAATCGATTTGATCGAGGTCGCCCCTCTTCGCGCCTCACTCAAGACGTATGCGGGCCGTATGCACGCGCCGCGTATGCAAGACTTGCCGTACGATCCGGCGTTCCCGTTAAGTCGCGCCCAGGCCCGCGTAGTGCGTTTCTACTGTATCAATGACCTAGACAATACCATTCTGCTGTGGAAAGACCTGTTACCGCATCTTAGATTGCGCGTCCAGCTTTCCGAAGAGTACGGCCAGGATTTGCGGTCACGTTCCGATGCGCAGATTGCCGAACACGTATTGACGGCCGAATGCGAAAAGATTAACGGCTACTTTGCGAAGCGTCCGATTATCAAGCCGGGTACGTGTTACAAGTATCAACCTCCCCCGTTTATTCAGTTCGCAACACCGGAATTGCAAGCGATTTTCCGAAACATATGTGAAGCCGATTTCGTCATATCCGAAAAGGGTCAACCGAAATGTTCGTACCTCAAGGGTTTGAAAGTACGTATCGGCGCAAGCGTGTACAAAATGGGCGTGGGCGGTCTGCATAGTAGTGAAAAGGCTACGGTACACTACGCCCGCGACGGATGGTTGTTAATTGATCGTGACGTAGCCAGTTACTATCCAGCTATCATTTTGAACAACGGTTTCTTCCCTAAGCATCTTAAAGAAACGTTCCTGCAAGTGTACCGCAGTATTGTAGATCGTCGCTTGCGTGCTAAAGGATTAATGAAGTCGTCCGACTTGTCGGTAGCCGAAACGAACGCGATCATTTCTGAGTCGCTAAAGATTACGATTAACGGGTCATTCGGAAAGCTTGGTTCGAAATGGTCGGCTCTGTATTCTCCCGACTTGTTAATTCAGGTAACTTTGACCGGCCAGCTTGCCTTGCTTATGTTAATCGAAGCCCTGCATAATGTGGGCATCAATACTGTATCGGCCAACACTGACGGTATTGTGATTAAGGTTCACGAAAGCGCGTACGACGAACTTAATCGCATCGTAGGTCTTTGGGAAAAACATACCAAGTTCGAAACCGAAGAAACGCAATATTCAGCAGTATTTAGCCGTGACGTTAACAACTATATGGCTATTAAAAAGTACTACGATAAGAAGGTGAAACAATGGACGACAACATATCCCGAATTGAACCATAAAGGGGTGCCGTTCAAAACGTCCGATAAGGTTAAAGGTAAGGGGGTATTCGGCGAAACGACATTGAAGAAACAACCCACCAATGAGATATGCGCAAAGGCGGTTGCCGAATTTCTGCTTAACGGGACGAGCATTGCCCACACTATCCAGGCATGCAAGGCTTTGTCCGATTTCATCACCGTTAAGAGCGTCAAAGGCGGGGCCGAAAAAGACGGGTGGTATCTAGGTAAGGCGATCCGATGGTATTACGGTCGCGGTATGCGGGGTACTATTAATTACGTTAAGAACGGCAATACGGTAGGTAATTCGGAAGGTGCGACACCGTGTATGGATTTACCGGAAGTATTCCCAAGTGACGTTGATTACGATTGGTACATCAATAACGCCGAAGGTATGCTAAAGTCGATGGGGTATTATGGTGTAGCCAAAGAAGCCACCGCGTTCGATCTGTTTACAAGTGCTAATGTGGAAGACGAACACGAAGAGGAAGACGAAGAGGAAGAATCTTTAGAGTGGTAAAGAAAAGCCCGGTTAGAACCGGGCTTTTTTGTTACTTAGCTTCCAGGGCGGCAAGTCTCTTTTCAATCTCAAGTTGTCGGCGTCGCAAACCTGCCGCTATGAACAGCGACAACTGTTCGTATCGAAGCGAATAACGGTCGCCAGCTTCACGGGTAAGACGTTTTGTTGCTGGTGAGCCTTCGATGCCTGGGGAGCCGGGGATAGCTGCCGAAATCAACACCCCGCGTTCATTGTATTCGGCCGGTCGCGCTGCCGTAGCTGGTACGGCTACGATTTCAGGGGAAGTATAATATTCGTCGCCCCATTTGTCGTAACAAACCATACCGTACATCATCGGCGATAGTCCGTTCGCTTGCATGATTTCAATTACTTTCTGAACAGTAACCCCGACATGCAAACGGGCGCTGTCCCCTTCGGCCGCGACTTTATCGAGCCAACGGAACGTGCCTATTTCGTCGGATATCGCAATTGCGGCTTTAATTTCGGCGTCGTTCAGTTTTTCGACTTTGGTTTTAAACCTTGAATCGGACGTAAGGATAGTACCGTTAACCGCGTATACGCTTTTCCAACGCGACCATGACGCACCTAAGTAAACTTGATCGTCATCGTTACCCCTGAATATCGAAGTTGCACCTTCGTACGTCGCTACTATTACGGCGTGACATGCCGACGAGTTACCAGAGCCGAATAACGTTGACGTACCCTGTTGCCATATTCCGCCGAACCCGCCTTGATCTTGCAGCACCACACCACCACCGTACGAACCACCTGCAACCAAGGATGCCTTGTCTTGCCATCCTGCCGCGAACGGGTTGAATACATTGGATGATGAGCCGAGTTGGTTAAAGTTCTGTTTCACAGTAAACTGCGAACTGGACGCACGCATTGCAAACGGGCCTTGGGGTTGATTATCGACAAATAGCGTCAAACCGTCACCAGTCCAGCCAACGTTTAACTTGTTAGTCCCTTGGCCTGTCCCGCCTCCCTGTTGTACTGGAGTCCATCCTAATACATCCTGCTTTGCTGCGAACTTAGCGGCCATCCCTCGAATATTGTTTGCGACAAGTTCGCCGGGTATTTCAACCTTGCGAGTCCCGTAAAAGGCAACAACATGTGTCGTTTCGCCGGTCTGTTCGTCAGAAGCGTACAGCGATAGCGATTGGGCTTCCTTGTATAGCGGAGTCGCGGCCCCTGCGCTATCATCGCCGCCGAGTGTTTTCCATCGCCATTGACCCCTAAAGTTGATCCCGGCACGGCCAGCAACACCGAATCCCGCCGCCGTTATCTGAGTTGTCGAGTTATCGACACTTTGCAGCATTGATCCGAATTGCAGGGTAGCCCCGGCCGTAACTGACGCAGCACTGATTATCGACCCCGACGAAGCGAACCCTCCCGCATTTAACAATATCGACTGATCGCCAGCACCGACCCTATATTCACGAACAGCCTGTTTCGCTGTAGCTGGTAACGTCCATCCGTTCGGCATTTCGACAACAGGACTTTTCACCCATATTGCCGTGTATAGAAACACAGTCGGCGTCGAATACGCCGCTAACTGGATATATACTTTATTTGTCGCTAAGTCGATTGCAACAGCAGGTTGCCTAAGCTTGTTACCTATAGAATAAGTACCAAGTTTGATTTCGCCGTTATTATCGCAAGCGAAATCGATATAAGTTGTACTCGTACTAGGCGTGATCGGCGCTCCCGTGTTATGACCGTAATCAACGCAACCCTGTACTATGATACTTCCGCGCTGGCCACCAGCTACAGCAAGCGTTGCGATATGAACCCAACGAGCCTCACCGCCGACTTGTCCCACAGCCGAACTTGCGAAACACGCACCGTAAATAATGCTGTCGCTGATGAACGGGCTGTTGGTTTCAACTTGCCCTGTTATCTTCCCGCCAGCCTTGTCTAACTTGAGGTTGAGCGCTTGACTGTTCGCGGTAAGCGCGGCGATTGTTGCGTCGCTGAGTGGTTTTTCTTTATCGCTTGTATTATTAACGCGGTCAAGCCCAATAATCGCAACAGATACACTAAGGTTCGTACGGTTAATTCGAAGCTGCGCGGGGGTCGTAGAATACACCTCTTCGATTTTCGCGTTGTTAAGTGAAACAAAGTTATTATCAACTTCGTCATACGATAAAATATCGCCCTTATTACGCCGTAATGTTATAGCTGCCATAACTTTCCCTATGTAAAATTGGTAACGTCAATTACCATGTATTTAAACTGATATTGTTGTGTTCTCTTATGTTTCAACCCCGCTGCCGTATTTATATACATATAGTCATTCGTCCACATGTACGCGACTTCGGAAGCGTTGGCGGATGCAACCATGAAATCGAAGTTGATCGAGCCGCTTTGAGGATCGCCGCCAGGGTCGCCAGATTGAAACCCCGCGTACCAACATAGTATAGACGGAACGACGGCAACGCGCACCCCCGGATATTGCCGTTTTCGTCCCCCTACTCCAGTTGTTTCATATATCGGGTCGTCGCCTGGGATATCCGTAATCAACCCTTCGAAATAATCAATGACCCTCATATACGGACGGGCCGACCCGAATATAACTTGATTTTGGGCGTTTCTAATCTCAAGGCCGAACGTTGTAGTAACTGACACTTTCGGCTTAGTGAACACGTAGTATGTCAAAGTGAACGGCGTTGTTGACATTGACAACACTTCGATAGTGTGCGTGTTTCCAGAGCGCCGATATGTTACTGCCGCCTTTATGTGAGACTCGAATGCTATGATTGGATATTCGGGGTTATCTACGATGATCGTACCCGCAAGACGATACGGGCGGGCCTGTTCGTTGACAATACGATCTACCGAAAGTGTACCTATGCGTGTGCATTCGAGGTTCATAAACGTATCGTCAATTTGTATAGATCGGTCTGCTGCGTTATCGACCTGGAAATACTTAGCCATTAATAAATCCCATATGTCAATTCTGCCGCAATGGTTCCATCGGCAAGAGGTGGTGGCGACCATACAATCGAGTTGCCCACAATAGACACTCGGCATATTTCCAGCGTGGTATCGAACGCGCTACTATAGCCGTTTGTTACCGTTATCCAGGGACGACCGTTAGCGAATCCAGGGATGCTAACCGAACCCGCATTCGGGCCGAAGGTTAGCGTCCCTAATATGCGGCAAAACTTATCAGTAATGCCGCATATCTTTAATCCACGGGCGTCGAAAACTTCTAACCCTTGTGGCATGTTTTACCCTTTAGAAAATACCCATGCGTACCCGCATTACGCCGTTGCCGTCGAATACCGTGATAAGCCGGTCTGTTATTGTCAGATACCCGTCGCCGTTGTTTGCGCCGGTCATCGTCATTGTACCCGCTTTATCGAGCTTCCATCGCGGTTGATTGTTGGCCCCTAGTGCTGACGCCTCAATAGTGTTACCGATTTTGGCGTTCACGATTGAACCGTCCTGTATGATTGCCGAATTCATGAACACTTGGCCACCTTGAACAATGAACGGGAATCGACTACTGTTCGGGGTGTTCGGGTCAATGATCGCAACACGGGACGCCGCCAACAGTATTTGAGATTCAATCGTAGTGCCGCTAGTGTTTTCTACACCAACACCGATACCGGCCAAGTAATGCCGACCGTCAACAGTTAGTTGCGTTTTAATGGTGTACATTGCTGCGAGTTCGCTTACCAACGCTTCGACTTCGGCACTAGCCCCGCCGCCGCTATTGATCTTTTCAACAAGTTCGTGGAACAGTTGCGTTTCTTTAATTTTGCCGGTAAGCGTGTCGAGAATCTTAGCTGCATCTGCGCTTGCTGTTCCAGCTATGGCAAGACCGTTGTTAAAATACGGGCCAGGACGTCCGGCCTTATCGATTACACGCGCCCAATAGTAGACAACCTCACTTGCCGACCTGTTCGTATGAACGTAATTGTCGGCAGGATACGGCAATTGAACGAGGCGTAACGCGTTGGTCAGGCTATTTGACGCTGACGCATAGATTTCGATGTTTTCGGCCATCGTCTGCGCACCGTCGGCGTACGTCCAGCGCAACCCGATTGCGAACAGTTCGGACGACGGGACGAAGGTTGCGAGGCGACATGTGGGCAACGTCGTAGCCCTGATTTCGCCATGCCATGTCGCCCACGGCCCAGGTGTTCGCCCTACGCCCCGAACCCGCACCGACCACATACCGGGCGACATGTTCGAAGTGAGCGACGGTTCGCCGTTTGTACCAAGTGCGGCCCATCCGTCCGAACCATCAAGGCGGATTTCAAAATCGTAATAGATCGCCCCGATAGCGGGACTGGCTACAATATTCTGTACACCCATTTCGAATGTATCGAACACTTGAACAGTCGCAACGATTGGGGCGGTCGGGATCGTCGGCAAGTTCGATTCAGGCCCAGGCGGCGGCACGTTACCGCCGTATTCCGCACTGTGTACACTGTCTGCGTAATTGATACATGTAATGTTCACCATTCCGTCACTGGTAGGCGTCGCTGACGTAATAAGAGCAAGGATACCTTGTCGGTCAGTAGGGCCGCATTGATATGTCGTGTAATCTTCCCGAATACCGTCGGATATGGAGATAGTTGCAAGTACTGCCGCCGATTCGTCAATCCGTGCGCCCCATTCGTTTTTGTCCGAACTTAACGACGTCGCCGCCACCATTCGGAACGGCCCTAACGAGCTACCGTTCTTTTTACGGAACGCTATTACATGCGACTGGCCGTCAGTGAACGGGATAGGTTCAGTAGTTCTAAGCACCCCTGTTGTTTTATCAAGAGACAACACGCGACCGAAGTACCCCCATTGCGGTACGTCGTGTGAAATACGGGTGAGGCTGTTATAGTACGGAACCAAACCGGCGCTATGTGTTTGGAACGAAATGTTACGGCGACGGTCGCGGTTAGCAGCGGCCATGCTGATACCTTCGCGCCATGCTTGCTTGCGGTCGGTACAGCCTTGTAACGTGACGTTGTACGGCTTTAGTTCTGTCGAACCGGGTAAGACACATTTGATTGTTGCAGGTTCCCATGTTTCACCGTCGATGTATTCCATTACGATATGGTCGGGGGTATCCATGTCGTCAAAGTTATACACAGCACGGAACGAGTCTGCAATCATGTTCGAAGGCTGGAACATCGATTCGGGAATAGTCTTGGCTTCGTCACGAACGAAGTCGATAACACCGGCGTAATAAATCGGAGTTGCGCGACCTACTCGGAGAATTCTAGTGAGTGCGTCCCAGAATTGAATCGTTGTATCAAACACCCCGTTAAAGCCGTCATCACGAGTTGCCCACACTTGAGCCAGGGTCGCCAGGGCTTGAATATTGAAACGGTCGGTTGTCAAACCACGGCCGTATACTGGGTTACGGATAGCGTCCGCCGCGATCCACGCGGGGTTGTCAGATTCGATCAAGCCCGACCATCCGTTCACGGCGTCCCATTTCTGAACTAACCCGGTTGACACGACAGAGAATTTACGCGCTGTTGTGGAATTCAGAACGTTCGTTGCTTTCATCATTACAGCTATCATCGTTACGTTCGGATACGTAACGTTGCTTGTGACGTACCCGCGCATCGCAAGCCATTGCGTCATTTCAACGGTGGTATCGTTAGCCGCTTCGGGCGAAACACGACGACCCTGTACCCGGTAACGGGCTTCGGGTACGCTGACTTTGTAAGACTTGTATTGCGGCGTCGGCGTCGCCATGCTGACGGTATCGCGCAACAGGGTTTTCCACGCGCCGATAGGGCTACCCAGTACGTCGATTTCTTGGTATTCGAATTCGAACGTAACCGAGTGCGTTTTAGTATTCCCGTTCTTTTCGTCAATGGTGCGCAACCCTTGCGGGAAACAAATATCAAGGCCGATAAAGTTCGTCGTGGAACCTGCGGCCGATACGTTGAACGGGCCTAGTGTAGTGAATGACGGACTATTCGGGCCGTACATGGTCAAGTTCTGAACACCCGATGACGTTATCACGTTATCGGGGAATAACGTAACTTTGCCACCCGGACGAATGATTTCTGTCTTAGCTTCCGCGAAATCGGCAATGTTTGTTCCATCAACGTAAATGTTCTTTACTGTTGCTTCGCCTAGAGTAAGCGCGAACAACTGGTACAGGTACTGTTCGTTACCTTGATATTCGGTGTACGGTTGACTAGCCAAGTCGGGGAACGTACGCATTGTTCCATAAACACGCGGGATCGCTTCCATTAACCGGGCGTTGTTGCCTTGCGCGCCCAGTGAATAAGTGGGGCTGGCCCGGTCACGGTCATTATCCGGCCCTGTAGGTTTCGGAACCATGTTACCAATTACGGTCAACCCGACGTACGCGGCGGCACCAACGGCAGCAGCAGCGACCAGGGACAGACCGAACGTGAAATATGCCATGACGGCAACCAGGATCGCACCTAGAATCGTCCCGATGTTCGAACCGCCACCCTTCGGCAGATACACAATCTGAATCAACGATCCGTCGGGCGTAACCGTAGGCCAGTCTTTTTCGAGAACGTACACACCGTCAATAGTAACGACGAACGGTATCTTACGTTTCGGGAAATCGAACGCGGTCGGCGCTTCGGTAGTAAGACCGCATTCTGCGACAAGCTCCCATACCGTCATCGGTTCGACTTCGCGTTTCTCTTCGTCAAGATGAATTCGGAACGGGTTTGTGTGTATGACTAAATTATTCATTATTTCAACCTATAATATTTTGCGTTACTGAACCCGATGGCACGTAGTCTGCTGCCGTTTGTCCATATGACCCCGACACCTTCCAGGGCGTGAAGTACCCCGCCATGAACGTAGATGCCCACATGCGGGGCTGTCCCTCCCCTTAGCAGAACGGCGTCGCCGTCTACGGGGTCAATGACGTTACACCAATCACCGCCCCTTAACTTCATTCGAAACAGTTCTGCGCACTCTTCGGGGCATTCGATATCAACGACCGGCATTGAAACGTTGAAATACTTTCGTTCCACATGAACCAATAAGCCCCAACAGTTAAAACTATTGGGGCCGAGTGCGCCGTTTTCGTACGGAATACCGACATATTCGGCTACGTCTTCGGGCGTCATCGCACCAGTCCAGGGAACGTTGACGGAAGATACTTGACAGCGGGGAACGGCCAGTTGTGAACATCGGACAGCGTTGCACTTGCCGTAACCTGCATGTTCGAAGCTTCCGCGCTCGTTATTGTCATATTTATTACCGGCAGTAATTGCGGTTCGGTCGGATCGCTTTCAAGGTACGGGCGGTAAATCATCTGGATATTGCTACGGTCGGCGATAGCCAGTTCGAGGTAACGCGTGATTTCGCGGCTTACGTTCGCAATCGTAAGTTGCATTGTCGGTACGTCGCCTTCCTTGAACCCGGCTTGTGTCATTTCGAACGGGATTGCGTAGAACGTGACATACTCGTTCGGGTTCATTGGCGCAGTACCTTCTAGGCGGGCGCGGAAGTCTTCGAACGACCGAACCATTCGTACGGCAGTCCGTCGCCCAAATTCGTCAACAAATTTCGGATGGTGTAGTTCAATCGTATCCATCACGATTTCAGTTACGTTAGCCGACGCGTACGCTTCGGCCAGTGCTTGTTTCATCATATAAACCCCTATTCATAGTAACCAACGTAACCGGGTAGCACGTATCCGGCCGCGACATAATCATTGATAACGACACTGTGTTCAATGAATTCAGTAAGATTATATATCGGTTTGTCGCTAGTCTCCAATGAAAGCTGCGCCCTGAACCACGACGACAGAGAATCAATGCGGGGTTGTCCCGCGAACCGAGTTCGAACTAGGGTTCGGCCCTGGCCATTCTCGAACGGGAATAGAAAAGTCGAATTTCCACCGTACGTCGTGTTGTCGTAAAAGTTCCTGAATTCACCGAACTGTTGTAGACTCAAGATTACGCTACCGCTGAACGGGGTGACGTCATCGTGAAAACGCTTACGCATCTGCGGGACGCCTTCAAGTTCCGAAGTGATTATTCCCGACCGGCTAGTATACGAATAATCGTCGCGCTCCAATGTGGGCAGCGTGATAGGCCATACTGGAATCGTGTTAGGTTGCGCCGCTGGTGCGTTGACCAGTGTTTCGACTGTAATAGACACGTTCCACATGTTACCCCTTCGGACGACTGCGATTTCGCCGCTAGTCAGTCTACATACGGTAGGGAATCCTATAATGGGAACCGTGAACGCTTCGCCAGTCCTGAACACTTGATACTCAAACCACGCTTCGAACAGGCGCAGTTGTTCGTCATCGAGTAGCCATGCCAACTTCATGCCAAACGGGGTTTTGCCATAAACGCGGCGGTTCAACATGTGGCCGTCATCCATTCTAGGATTCTTACGCTTTAAAGCGGGGCCAGCGTTGAACCCCTCGCGTTGCACTGGTGGCAACGTTGAGGGGAACACTTTCATAATTATCGTCCAGTCTTTGCGGTAAGTCCGAATGCACCTTTAGTTGCACCGTGTAATGCACCACGGCCCGACTGCATTCGTCCTGCAAGTGCGTTTTCAATCGAATCGATTGTAACTACGATATCCATGTTTCCATTTTCGTCTGTAGTTTCTTCGCGTCGAATTTCAGTTCCGCTTGCGTTATTGATGATATTGACGGTCACATTTGCGCCGCCACCCATGCCCACATTAGCCGCTGTCGAACTTCCGGGGCGATACGTCCCGTTATTCATCGCTTCCAATACAGGGCGATACTTGCGCGTTGCGTCGGCGTCACTTACGAATTCTTGACCGTGAACCACGCCCGCAACGTCGCTGCGTCCGCCGTTGCCAGTGTACCCGCCCTGTTCGAATCCAGCAACACCGGCCAGGGCCATACCCGATGTTAGGGCCGTCGTTGCCGTAATACCAGCCATCGCTGGAACCGAGTTGCCACCGAAGGACGCCAGGGAAACCAGCGCTGCCGGGGTCGCCCATGCTGCCGCCGTGGTGGCCGCTGCTGCTACTGACATGCCCGTTTGTGCCGCCATTGCAGTAGCCCCTGCTGTCGTACCCATCGCAGCGTTAAGGGCGTATTGGATACCCAGTTTAATGAGTGCCGAAATAAGACCCGAAACGATTTGTTGGGACAAGTTAGCCATTGCTTCCGACAGGCTGTCGCCGTACACGATAGCTTTACCCATACTGTCGGCAAACCCGTCGGTAAACGTCGTAAAGAAATCGCCGAACGAGTTCGTAAGTCCAATCATGACGCCTTCATAGCCCGCCGTAATCCGACCGAGTGACGACGTAATCATGTCTTCGAAACCAGCCGTACCCATCGCCAATTTCAGGTTAGAGAAATCGACCGCAAGTTTCTGCATGGCGATTCCGTACTGTTCACCGTTCATTTTACCGGACGCCAGCAGTTGATTGTACGCTTGCTGTTTAGCCAGTAGTTCCGTCTGCTTACCTGCCGTCGTAGCGTAATGATCGTTAAGTACCGCCTGAACGTTAGTCGCCTGTTGCAGCAACGCCAGCTTTTCGCGCATTGCGTTGTTTTCTGCCGTCGTCAGGCTTTCACCTTTGGCGCGCAGTTCGTTTTGCTTTTGCATTACGGCGCGTTCGATTTCCTGCTGCGGGCCTACGAAACCTAACAGCTTTAACTGTTCGTCTGTTTCGCGGTTGAACGAACGTAACGTATCGGTAGCGTCTAACCGCGCCTCCGTCAGTTTACGTACGAATTGTTCGGCCTTTACTTGCGTAATTGCACCTTCGGACGTAAGGCGGTTCACGGCTTCCATCGCCGACCAGTAGTCGCGCATTGGGCCTAATGCTTCTTCGTACAATGCGTCATACTGACGCTGAACAACTTTACCGTTTTCAAGATCGGCTATCTTGCTGCGGATAGTTGCGGCTTCGTCTTCGGTAAGCTTGATCTTCTTTTGAGCCAGCGCGATTTGTATGTTGTCGAACTGCTGGTCAATCGTGCGGACTGTCGAAAGTTTGAACAAGTTTGCGGTTTGACTGTCGAGTTCGCCGTTTATCTTAGCCAACACCATAGCTCGCTTTTCGGCTAATTTGACGGCCTTTTCGTCAATAGCTGTTGACTGTTGCGTGACACCTTCGCCGCGAAGTTCGCCGGGGCCAGTGTTGATACCGACACGGTTAACAGCCATGTCGCGGGCGCGTTTCATGAATGCGTCGGCGGCGTCGCCGATGTAGTCTTTCTGGAACGCTTTAGAGAATTCGCCCGCAATTTCCGACGCCATGCTGCTGACGCCCTTACTTACGTCCATGCGCGGAAGTTCGAGCGTTACGCTATCGAGCGACTTTGTAAGAGCGTCCGCCATTTTCGGCGCTAAGTTTGACGCCATACTTGCGATACCACGCAAACCCCATTGCCACGAGTTGACTAGCGTTTCTACGGCACTGGCCCCGAAGTTTACGATTTGCGCGAAAACGTCGTTCATCAATGTAGGCAACAATTCCCAGTATTTCAGAATAGCGGCGTTACCTCCGACAAAGAACGCGATAATTCGATTCGTGTTTGCTTTTGCTGCCGACACGATTACGCCGAAGATATCGCGGAAACGTTCGCCGAAACCGTCCGTCTTACTGTTGATAAAGTCGATTGTAGTGTTCCATGCGTTCGAAATAAACGACGACGTTTCGCGGAACCCGTCGCCGATATACGACAGCGCGGCGCGGCCGTAATCTTTCAACGTTACGAAACCGTCGGCCGACATTTTAACTTCGTCGCCGAACGTAGCTATAAGCGCGGTCGCTGTGGTAATGCCCACAATTAACAGCCCGATTGGGTTCGTCGCCAGGGCCAACGACATTCCCATGACTGCGCGGGTCGCTGCCGTCATCATCGTTATGAACGCGGGGCCATATGCCACCACCAACAGCGAACCGGCCACCGATGCGGCGACGCCCAACGTGTCGAAGTTCTTAGCCATCCATCGAACGCCGTTCGAAATCATCGCCATGAAGCCGACTGACTTATCGAGTTCACCAATCCATTTCGTGAAACCGTTGTTCATGATTTCAAACGTCTGTGCCAGCGTGAACGTCATTTTCTGATACTTGGCGTCGATATCGGAAGCGCTACGTTCGAATGCGAGGCGAATTTCTTCGGCTGTGATCTTGCCTTGAGAAGACAGGGCTTTGAGTTCGCCCCGTGTTTTACCCATACTCTTTGCGATCATGTCAGCGACAACAGGTAAGTTTTCCATAATCGAGCGGAATTCATCACCTTGCAGACGGCCCGAACCGAAAGCTTGACCCAGTTGCAGAACACCACTTGCGGCTTCCATCGTGGTAGCACCGGAAATAACCGTTGCCTTGTTCAGAGTTTCAACCAGACGTAACGTTTCTTCCTGGCCCTTACCCATTTGCATCATTGCGTTATCAAACTTTTGGAACGCGCCGGTAGTAGCCGTTACGGACTGCCCCGTTTTGTTTGACAGTTCGAACATTTCTTCGGTAAGACGATTCACGGCCTGTTGATCGACAGCCACGTTTCGCAGTTTGTTTTGCATTACCGTATACGCGTCTGCTGTTTTAAGAATCCCTTCGGTTCCCATTGCTGTCCCGACAGTAAGCGCCAACGCCTTAGCGTACGCCATGATCGAAGTTGACGCGTTCGCCGCCGAATTCCCAACACGGTTTTGCGCTTCCGCCAATTGCAGCGCAGCCAAACGCGCCCGGTCTGCCGCTGCCGCCGCATTCTGAGTCTGTACCGCCGTTCGCTGTTGTTCTGTCGCAAGGCGTTGTTGTGCTGTCGTCAAGTCAACGGTGGCTTTCTGCGCCCGTGTTTGCGCTTCGGCCAATTTTTGCTGCGCTGTTAAGGCGTTGGTCTGTGCCATCTGCTGCTGGACAACGGCCGTCGCCGCCTGAGTCATGGCCTGGGTAGTGCGCTGTTGCTCCGTGGCGAGGCGCTGTGCGGCCGTGGCGGCGTTATTTTGGGCGGTCGTAAGGTTAGCCATACCCTGCGCCGTTTTAATGACTGCCTGGGCCGCTGCCTGTTGCGCGACGATCAATTGCTGCTGAGTCGCCAGCAATTTCGTCTGTGCGATACTCGCCTGGGCTTGTGCTGCTGCAAGTTTCGCGGCAGCGATTGCGGCCTGATTCGCCGTCTGGTTGAGAATGACGTTTTGTTGATTTGTCTGAATCTGAACAGTGTTAAGCTGTTGCGAGATACGAACGATGTTCGTCATTTGCTGCGCCAACAGATTCAGACCGTTACCGTTGAGCGTAGCTAACTTTTGCTTTAGTTTCTCGATATCACCGTGCGCAGTTTTAGCCGCGTTGCCGATTGCATTAAGCTTTACCGAAATGTTCGGGTCTACCTTGTCGGCGACGATAATACCAATGCGTTCATCTGCCATTAGTTCACCTCTATAAGTTTAATTTATACGTAGCCACTTTATTACGGCCCCGCATTGCGGCCCTTTCTACAAAGCCAGCTGGTTCCTGCTTAGAACTTCCGTTGTTCAAGTCTCGGATATACGGGGCGTTATTCCCGATATAGACCAGTTGCCCCGGACGTTTCATTGCAAGGGCCGCTTGTGCTGCCGCCAGGGTTGCAGCCCGTGACGCCGTTGCAGTGTATCCGAAATAACCCGGAACCCTGGCCCCAATGTCATTATATGCCGGAACCCCGATAGAAACTATCCAGTTCGATAACGCCTTTGTCGTATCGACCGGAGTCACCATTGTTAATTCAGCTTCTACGAATGCAGAAACAGAAACAGCGACTTTATTAGCCGCTGTCTCAATACGCTTCGGCATGTCGTCGGCCCATTTAGCCAAGTCCATAAGCGATTTCATTTTCTAGTTTTCCATTTCTGTTCTCGTGCTTCGGTTTTAGAATCTTTCTGTCTAGCTTCCGCTAACCTGTCGCAGTGTACTTTGTCGATAGCACGCACGAAGTAAATTACCTCTTCTGTCTGCCGTTCGCTGAAACAGTATCGTTCGGCGTAATCTTCGATTTGCGAAAGCTTTATTCGAGTCACCGTGTCCACATGTGTTCGTTCGCCGTCCAGATCGAAAAAAGCCCCCAAATATAAATCTAAACCTAAGATCAATTCGGGGGCTATGTATTTTTCAGGTACTGGTTCGCGTGCATTTACATACTGGCTAATCATCTTTTCGGCAATAGGGGCGACCTCTTGCCGAAACGTGAACACGGCGATTAGTTTTTTGCTTCGGCTTCCAGGCGGTCGATGCGGTAGTTGTCAGCGGTGGCGACGACCTGTTGCCATTCCATGTACAGGTCGGGCAGCGCCGTCACCAACGTGTAAACGTTTTCGGGCGTGCAGTCGATGTAGCCCGTGTCCGAGATGACGCCCGTAACGTCCGATTTCGGCATGTTGGCCCAGCCCATCACCAGATGCGAACAGAATACACGCTTGAAGATTTCTTCCTGTTTGGCCGGTTTGATTTGGCCCAACGGGTTGCGGTGAGGGGCGGTCGCTTCTTCCAGGGCTTTCGAGTACGCCTTGTTCGACTTCGACATGCGGGACAGCGTGACGGTACAAACAGTGCCGTCCGGGTTCGTGAACAGTTCCAGCGTGATACCGCTGTTTTCTTTGACCGACGACGTTTCGTATTGTTTGCGCAGTGACATGTTGTAACTCCTAATGTGGGTATAAGAAAAAGGGGCCGAAACCCCTTGTTTGTGTTTCAAGCCGTATATTAACCCGGCATTGCTACGTTTGGCAAGTACGGAAAGAATTCAGCCAAAAGAGTGTTGCCGAACTTCGACTGTACTGCGTTCGTGTCCAGCGGGATCGTGATCGGGCTGTCCTTTTCGACAGTGATACGCCCGCCGCCAAGTGCGATCAAAGGCATGTCGTATACCAAACCTTTGTTGCGCGCCGCTGCGATCATGTACATGTCAGCGTCAGCGTTTGCGCCGACAGCTTTCGTCGCTTCGACGTTGGTAAAGTACGCTGTTACGCTGCCCGATACTTCGAAGTCGCCCGACGTAGTGTCGAACGAACCTTTTACCCCCAACGCCTTGTTTTGCGTGGTGTTGTTGTTGATAACAATCGACGCTTCCGATACAAACGCGAACAGCGGTTTCGGGAACGCGTCGGAGTTGTCCGTAACCGACATGCGGATTTGATACAAGTCGGTCGATGTGTTGATCGCATCTTCGCCCAACGATGCGATACGCTGGCCGGGTTTCAGACCTTGCAACCCCGTACGGACTTCCGTATCGCACGCAACGAACGACATGTCACAGTTGAGCTTGTCGGTCTGCGGAACGTTGATGGTCAGTTCGTTGGCCACGGCACCGATAAGGTATTCGGATTGAACCCCGGCTTGATCCTGGCCTAACGTGCGTTCAAGTTGGTACGACCGACGCTTGATCAGTTCGGGACTTTCTTCGTTGCGAACAACCGAACCCCAATACAGTTCGACGGATTTGCCGACGCCCGTATCGGACACTGGAACGAGCATCGTTGTTTTATCGAAAACCAACGTGTTCGAAGTGATTGTGGCGACGCGTGCGTACCCTTTGAACGAAGCGAACGCCGACGTAGCGTTATCGCCACCGATGAAAATCCATTGTCCAGGGATAAGGCCGATGGATGGCATTACCGCGTCTTTCGACGTCAGGACAGGGATACCGCTGGCGTTCGTCAGGGCCAGATCGCCCGCACCGAAGACGATACCGACCGTTTCGATTTTGGCCGCTTCGGGCGGTGCCGCTTCAATCACCAGGGGCGACGATACAACCAGTTCAGTAGCGGTCGAGCTTACGACGACCTTGCGGCCGTTGTTGGCTGGACTTGCGAAGCCCGACGCGTAGACGATAGCGCCCTGCGCAAAGCGAGTCAGACCCGATGCGGCTGAATACTTATCGCCGACCGACGTAGCCCCGGTAATGACCGTCTTAGTACCGTTGACCGGGGCGGTACTTGCTTGCTGGCGAATGTCAGCGAAACAGAAACCTTGCATCAAACGTTTCGTATTGTTGAACGTTACGTCGCTGGTGAAACCGCCCGACGCGTCAATGTCGGTAATCGTACCTTTGCGACGCTGACGCGACTGGCTGATCGGCGCACGAACAGTAGACGAATAGTCAGCGCCGAAATCTGCGTAACTGTCCGGTTCCTGGGCGTACCACTTCGCGTCTGCACCGTTGACGCCAGGAAGCATCTTTAAGCATTCCTCTTCCGCAATCGACAGACCCGTAACGTTCGAGTCAATCTTGTTAATGCCACATGGATCGGCCATTATTACTACTCCTTATTTGTTTCGTCGTATTGGAATTCGGTTACGACATTCAACCGATAAAACATGTCTTCTTGCGGCAATTCATTTATTCGGCTGTTGCGATATACTATCGCGCATTCCGATTGCCAATTTCTGAATTCGGCCTGTATTGCTTGCGCAATTGCTTCGCCACTTTCGATTATTTCGTCGTCGCCTTTAGGCATGAATATCTGAACGACCAATAACCCGCTGACAGTATAACGCCTTTGACCCGGTTTGCCCACATTAGTACTAAGGGTTGTTTGTTCCGTGTCGGCCGTGTGAATGGTGGCGCGCAGCCAAAGAATGTTTGACGGCTTATAGGGTTCCATCAAGCCCTGATAATAGAGCGCCGGTACAACGGGGCGTCGGGCAGGGTTCGAATCGTTAACCTTAGTAATTCGCCCGTACATTTCGTCCCGCGCTTCGTTACGTGTAGCACTCATTCTACAAGTTCCATTTCATAGAGTAACGCCCCTTCGTCATTCGGTTCAATCGGATCAATACTGACTATCCGAAACGCCGAACCGTTCTTTCGAGTAATAACGTCTTTGAGCGATGGTTTAAACGGGACTGGCGGCATATACGCCAACGTCGTTCCGGTTTCAACGTCCGAGTTTTTCATCAATCGCGCCATCCGGCGAACCGAACCGCCTATAGGGATGAATGCAATTTTCGGCGTGTACGTTGTCGCACTCGTCCCGCCAGGAAGCCAGGGCTTGCTAGGGTCTTTGGGTACGGTTGCGCCAACACTGAGATACGACACTGTTTCGCCGTATTTCGCAATGAGGCGCAGCGCTGACGCTTTCTGTCTGTCGTAGACTCCCATACTAAGCCCGTACCGTACGGATACCAGCGCCCGCGCAGGGACACACATCGAACAACAATGCAAGCGCCAAATTCACGGCGCTGATAACAGGCGGCGAATACGTCACCCAGTTACCGACGGCGTATTCGGTATCAATCGGGCCAATCTTTTCGCGCTTGATATCCGGCCCCGACTTACTCGGAAACAAAGCCCCGCCGTCTGCAACGAACAACGCCGCGTGCATTTGCGCAGCTTTGAGCTTCGGCGGTATCTTGTCAGTCGGATACGGCTTGTCGAAATACACGACGCCCGTACGTGGCCAACAGAACGATTGTGTTTCGGGGCTAGTACGGCGACCAGGAAACTTACATTCGAACGTGTCGAGGAACATGGCCGACATGGTTAACATCGGAATCAAAGCGTCGTCACTTGTGGGCAAGACAGACCCGTACAACGCCGCAAACGCACGAAGTTCGGCAACGCTAACATAACTGTTAGCGTTCGGAACGCCGCTACCGTCTTCGATGATGATAGCGGCCATGGTTAAACGACCGCTTCGTTTAATTTGAACGCCGTTATAGCCCCATTTACAATAGTTGGCACTATTGTAAATGTGACCGCTTGGGAATCGTTGATCGATACGGGCATCATGAATTGCTGTTGGTCTTTCAGCGTCCCGATTGTCCCGTCGAACTTAACTAATAAATCGCCATCGAATTTCCCGTCAGCCACAGCGATACCAGGGGCCGGAACACCGCTACCGAAATCCACTCGTACGGTTTCGCCGTCCGTTACCAACGTACTACCGTCAGGAACTGAAACACCTTCCCATACCGGAAAATCGATATGGGACTGAGGTATAGCCCCCGCCACGTACGCAGCCGGTTCGGGCTTCCCTTGGTACGACGCGGCGTGAGTATTGGAGCGAATCAGTACAGTGTATTCCCCGTTTTTGATTGCATCGAACGCAGACTGTTCGGAAACAGTCATACGCGAACCTTCGATAAAGAATAGGATTTTTTGTGCGGTCTGATTCATCTTATGCCTTTCCAGGTGCCCATACTGCGGCGGGTTTCTCGTCGGCGACTGCTGCGGGTTTCGAGTCCGTCCATTCGGCAGGAACCTTTTTAGGCTTTGCCGTTTTGGCTTCTTTCACGACAGGTTTCGCCGTTTGGTCAGCCTTGACTACTGGCGGGGCAACGTCGTCCAGCTTATGCTGTTCGCTGGTGTTGCTGAATGTTTCGTACTCTTCCAGGCGCGACGATGCGAACGCTTCGACAGCTTCGGTAGCGGTAGGGAAGCTGGCGTACGCTGTCGGCACTTGGCCCGCAACACCGTCGCACACTTCGGGAATATCGTAATCGCCGACGAAACGGGCGTTACGGTAACGAACAGGTACGCCGATTGCTTCAACTTCGGCGATTTCATCCGAAGACAGAACGGGGCCACCCATGAAGAAAATGATAACCGGATGCATGATGTTTCCTTTTATTAACGTTGTCGTGAAAACAGGGCTTGCGCCCTGTTCGTGATTATGCCGTGTTGTTTATGCTGACGTTTTCAGCAAGACCCCGGCCAAGTCTTTGTGGCTGGTTGCCGTGCGATCCCAGTTCGCCGACGCCATGATCGCCGCGTCGTTCGGTGACTTGCCGCCCGTAACCTTGTCCCAGGCGAAACCTTGAATGCCGAGGTTGTACGTCCATTCGGCTTGCCAGTAGCGCAGGATGTTTTCGCGGCCGGTCTTTTCTTCCGACGCGGTATCCCAGTCGTTGTTTTGACCGACGTAGATCGCTTGCGTGCTCAGGCCGAGGGTATAGTACGCATCGATATCGCCACCGACCGTAGTATTCATCAGCGACGGCGAATCGGTAACGATAAACACGCGACCAAAGCCGTCACTGTAGATATTCACCGTACCGAACACGAACAGGCGTTGCAAGTTGTTCACGGCGTTCAGGTACATCGTGGTCAGCGGGCCGGAATGCATGACCCATACGCGGATAGCGTTTTGACGGTCGCCGAACTTACCAGCGGCGCGAACCAAGTTACCCAGGTTCATGAGTTTATCTTCGGCAACAGCCGAACCCGTTACGTCGGTATAGACTTTCGGTTGCGACGCCAGGGCCGAAACGCACGCGCCCAAAGCGGTATTCAGCATGTCGGCCAGCATATCCGGCGCCAGTTGCTGCGCCAGGACGGCGGCGGCTTCTTCCGGGTTGCGCTGAATCCACGTCCATTGCGAAGGTTGCATTTCGATTTGTGGCGTACCGGCCGCGACTTTCACCGACGTATCGACCAGATGTTCGAACGTTTTGGTATTGATGTTGCCTTGCGTGTAGACGTTGCGGCGACGCACCAAATCTGCGATTTTCGCGTAGAACACGGTATCGCTGAAATCGCCCAGGTGAGCCGACGAACGCAGCGTAATCGTACCCTGCGACGCTTCGTTGAACAGGTTGATTTGTTGATCGAGAATTTCCGTAGTCGCTGTGTACAGAAATTCGTTGTATACTTTCAATTCGGCCAAAGCCATGATTGTGTTCCTTTCAGGTTAAGTAATGCTATTACTGTGCTTCGCGTGCTGCAACGCGGGCTTTGATTTCGGCAACCAGCGACGCCGGTTTCATCGTGGCCAGCTTTGCTTCTTCGTTCACTTGCGTTTGTTGTTGCTGTTGCTGCTGTTGCTGTTCGCCGCCAGTGCGGGTTTGACCGCCACCCGTTGCGCGACTTCCGCGAATGATAGCACGAAATTCAGGGTTTGCCGCGATTTCGGTTTGCAGTTCGGCAATCGTCAGTTTCGATGGCTTGCCGTCTGCGCCCAGGACTTTGGTAGATGGTGTTTCCGAGTCGATATCGGCCTGCAAACGGGCCTTGATAACCGGAATCAACAGCGTCGGCGAATCGCTGATCGCACTCGCCATCGTGCGGGCAACGTTGTCAACCAGCGACGAACGAGCAAAGGACGACAGGCGGTCAACCGTTGCTGCACTGGCGCGACCGGCTTCGGCCAGGGCGGTAGTGTGCGTTTCGTTCAGGTCGGCGATTTGCGACGTAAGCGTGCGTACTTGAGCTTCGGCCGTTTTACGCGCCTGAACTTCGTTGTCTTTCGAGCGACGCAGGGCGGTAGTGTCTTCCACGCCTTCGAGCGACAGTTCGAAGGAATCGCCGACTTGTGCGTATTCGGCTTGCAGTTCAGGGGCCAACTTTGCGTAAGTTGCTCCGTCGATTTTTACTTTGAGTGCCATGTTTAATACTCCTATTGTGACAAGATGGTTTCGATTACGAATTCGTAATCGTTTACGGGCAATTCTGTTTCGGCGGTAAATCCTTCGATTTCGTCAGCGACCGCCTTACCGCTGATAATCTTTGCTGCAATGGATGTTGAGAACACCATAGCTAAAACCTTTTCAGGCTGACGCTTGGCCCAATTGTACAACGTTTCGTTGAAACTGTCATCACCAACGAACGGTTCGATATGCGACCTGCATCGAATGTGGGCAGGTGGTAACGGCCCGTTACCGTATTCGTAGACCGTCCCGTTAAGCTTACGACACGTATGTGTCGTACGCGTGTCCATGATCGAAATCCAGATATACCGATCAAAGTATGCAGATTGAACAGCCGCCGTTGTCTGCATTGCTACCTGTTGAACGACTGTCGCCATGACTGCGGCGCTTGCGTTACGCCGCGTGTGCATCGCACCGTCTTGGTAACGGGCTTCTTTCGTGCCGATAATTCGGTCTATCGTTTCGGCCACAGTCCACGAGTTAGCGTACGCTTGCTTAATGATCGACTCGATTGCATACTGAGACTGAATCGACAACCCCTCGATCATTTCGGCGATGGTCATGCCGTTTGCGGGAATGATGGCGTGATAGACAGATGCCCACATTCTCGCGTCACCCGCTTCCGATTTCCGTAGACTGAGCCAGCCGAACAGCGTCGTATTGTCTTCTTCGGCTTCGACTTCCGATAGGACGCTATCCGCGTATTCGTCGTCAGGAATGACAACCTTATTTGTGGCCGTGTTGAACTGGATAGCATACGACGCGTAAATTCGTTTCGCCATGCGTTTCGATTGGTTCGTGAAATCTTCCATGTCTGCGATGACAATTGCGACATGTTGATTCCACAGACGCAATTGATTCTTGCGCATCTGCGACACGAAGTTTTTAAGTTCTGTCTTAGTCATTCCGTCCATTGTCTTGTAAGGAATGTTGACCAACAGTTCTTTAATTTCAGCTTGCCAAATACGTGCGAACGTGGCGTACTGTGCGTTCTGTCCTGCGCGAATCTGTTCGACAAACAGTTGCTGTCGAACTAAGATATCGCGCAATCGTTTTGCTTTGATTGCGCTCATTCTTCTTAGCCTTTAGGTTTCGGTGGTGGTATTTTAGCATCCGGGTTATTCAAACCCAAAGCTTTATTTTCGTCTACCATCTTTTTAAGGCTGTCCGCCTGTTCGTTGTCGATTTCCTCTTTCGCCGCGTCGTCGTCTTCCGTGGCAATACCTGACTTACGTAACAGAGCGCGGGCTTCCTTCCATGTAATCATACCGCCTTGCCATTCGGCCATAAGTTGTTTACGGGCTTCCGGCGACATTTTCGTAATGTCGAAATCGGTGTTAAGCTTGTACTTGATTTCACCGGGTTCGATACCCATGAACTTTGCGCACCAGTTGAGCGCCCATTCGATCATCGCTGTTACGTTGTTGGCGGTCGATGCCAGGAACGACGTTTCGCTAGTTTCTTCGTGCTGCGCTTCGGTTGCAGTCTTTCGACTTCCGACCGACAGTTCGACAAATTTAGCTCCAATCGCTATCATTAATGTTTCTTTCTGATCCATCGCCTCTTTAGCCATCGTGTTCGGCGAAGCTTGCAGCAGTTGCGCAGTACCCCCGGACGGAAGCATGATGCCGCCAGTCGAACCCGAATTGATCTTACCTTTCATAACGTCGTCAACCCAACTTTTATCGAGTCCTGCAACGACGTACGTAGGTTGACCGAGAATATACGTAGCTTCTTCGTAGTCGGCGCTGTTCCGGTAATGTGCCAAGTTGATAACGCACATATCGGCCATCGGAGGGTTATCTACCGCGTCGTCGTTGTTCTCGGAACCGAAGAACATGAACGGGATTTCATCGAAGTTAACCCCGCTTGCGTCTTTCGGCCAAAACTCCTGATTGAGCGAAAAGTTTTTACTTTTCGGCGGGACTTGCCCCATGTTCCAGGCCGTCGGGACGTTTTCCCGATAGATGGTAATGCGGTATTTATTACCGACCAATTCCAGCACACGGAATTGACATGCCGTTTTGATTTCGAACCCGTCGTCGGCCATGGGCCATGTTTCGGCGATTACTACCAGTGACAGCAACACTTTAGAGCCACGGGTAATAGTTCGCCAATTAATTACGTTCTGCGGTGCATGTACCGAAATTGTAGGGCGTATCAACCCTTCCGCCTGTTCTCTCTTTGTTGCGCCGCCTTCCGCAACGTCGGGATAGTCAACCAAAGTACCGCCGCGACCATACGAAAGCGTCATATTAAGCGCACGCTTCGCAGTCTGGACAAGACTTACGCCGCCGCCGTTAGCGTCAACTTCGATGATATCCATTGCGTCGGGAATTTCCGATACGGGGTCACGGGCGAACACTTGACCGCTCAGGCCGTTGAGCGTACGACGTACAACGTTCACGAATACGGCCCGTCGCAGGTACTGTTTGTACCGAACACGGTTTTCCTCGCTCTTATCCGTTTCGTTAGGCATCGGCAGATATTCGGTGCGACGGGCCTTTACCGCGTCTTCACCAATGAGGCAATCGGTAATCTGTTTGTAGCGCTCAGATACGGCCGACAGTTCCGGCCGCACGAATGTTACTTTCGGGCTTGACATTTCGTTACTCCTATGTTGGTTTTACAAGTTTGATCTTAGTTGCCCTGCGGTTGTTACCAGCCAACACACGGTAACGGGTTTCGTCATAAATGTGGTCTTCGGCTGTTTGGTCTACATTTTCCATGTCTTTCGGGTCGCGTGTCAAGTTAGGTAGGATAGCGATAGAAGCCCTACAGCAGTCCATCCAGTAAATCCCCGGCCCTTCGCCTTCTACAGATGCCGTCATGCGTTCGCGTATCAGTTCCAGGCCAATAGCGCGGCTTCCAGATGACTTGTCACTTTTCAGCCATTTAATACCAACGTCGGACATTCGTTTCTCTGTCGTTTCGATTTCGCTATCGTTGACGTTTCGAATCTGGTTATCCGCTGGCCCCGCGTGCGGTTGTGTACGTATCCAGCCTTTAGCCATCAAAGCAATTTCGATATCCCGAATACCTTCGGCGATACGCTTCGCTCCGTATTTCAAGCCCTTGTTCGTGCCGATTTCTTCGGTCAAATACCATTCCCATAATCGAATAAGCGTTCCTGGCGGCGGACAGAACACGGAACCGTCAGGCATAATTGCCTCTTCGCCGTTCGCTTCCGCCCACCAGCCGACCGATGCGGGGGCCGTCGAACCCCAGTCGAACGAACGGTCGATACGCCACCCTTCGGGGATAACGAACCTCTTAACAACGTGTACTTGCGGGAACCACACATCATCGAACGCACCACCGGCAACAATGTTCCAATCACCCATAAGCCATGCCTTACGACGGTTTTCGTCCTTTTCGGCGTTAAGTTCGGCGACGTATTTCGGCGAAAGGTAAATGTTTTCAACGTACGATCCGAAGATTGCGACTTGCGTAATGTCGATTTGAACGTCCTCTTGTGTTCCAGGGTCGAACACAACTTGACTCTTTCGGACTACCGTACCGTAAGGGGCTGGATCGATAAATCGATTTTTAACCCATCCGTGACCTGGGCCGTACGGGTTACATGTGCTGAATACTTCTAGCGGAATCTCACGCATCGGTTGACGTATTGCGTGTTTGTGATTTCGTTGTACGCGTACCATCTGGCCATACTGACGGTATATTTCGCCGTCAATAAACGGGGCGTTTTTAGCTACGGTAAACGAACTTCGGTTAGTTGACATCATCATGTCATACAGGGTACTTGTGGGGTACTTGGTTAATTCGTTCCAGCCTAAATATGCAAACTCTTGACCGTGATAATCCCAATAGTCGGCCTCTGTTTTAACTACTCGGAATAGTAATTCTTCGCCAGTCTTCCACACCCATTTAAGCGCGGACGTACCGGCATGGAACTTTGCACCATCACCGAACGCGTTGAACCAACGTTTCGATTTCGAAATCAAGTCATCTAAGTTTTTATATTCACGGTCGAAGATAACGCCACGCCAGAACGGGCCGTATCCGATGCCCACATTACGGCGGTATCGCATTAGCTGCGTGTCGGTCTTACCGGGGCCGCGTGCGCCAGTGTACAACGTGTGATCGGCCCGCGACGCCAGGGCGAATTCTTGCGATGTTCCGGGGATAGGTTCCCAAACGACATTTGCGTTTTCAGGCGTCCATATCTTCTTTTCGGGTACAAAGATCATGCCTTATCTTTCGGAGTCTGTTTGGCAACGTGCTTACCACTTGTCAGCCTTTCCTGTTGCTCTTTCATTTTCTGTTCCCATTCCTTATCTGATCCGTGTTCGCGGACGATCATTACCGACGGAATCACGTTGGCGTCATGTACGGCTGGCGACGGCTTGTCAATGAAGCTACGTACTTCGGCATACAGCTTCGCGGCTTTAAGTCTGTCGTCCATACTTGCGGCCGTGTCTTCGGCCATAGTCCACACCAGACGGGCCAAGTCGGCTTTGTTCGGCAATGTTTCTTCGTTGGCTGATTCCTGACGTAACCGTTCGACTTCCGACAGAACGTATTCGTCCTTCGGGAGCGTTGCGGCCATTGCGGCCATATCGGTAGTTGACGCGTCAGCGCCCATAGCGAATTTCGCCGCGCCGAAACGGTCAAGAGGATTTGCAAAAAGAAAAGCCGCAAAAGCGGCTTTATCGTCAACGGTGTAAGTCATGATCGAAGCCTGTTTATCTGGTACACGAATAATACAACAGACTTCGATTATTTTCTATTTAATTGCGACGCATACCGTTTTATGCGCGATGTTATGTTCCAGGATTTGCCTCGCTGTTCCTGGCGTTAATACGTCGGCCTTCGAAATGTAAATCGGAGTAGACCAGACGCAACCCGTATCAGTCACGCGACCAGTCGTCGCGCAACCGGCTAATAACATCATCGTCATCAGCTTTAGATATTTCTGCTTTTGCATCGCTAACCTTTCTGTTCTGGTTTGCGGTTGCTTCGGCCAATTCGATATCTTTATTGGCCTTGTCAACCGCGATCTTGTTTTCGGCCTGAACGACCCCGCTGTTCTTTCCGACTTTAAAAACGGCAAACATCGCCCCGATTACTGCAATGATGCCCACAATAAGCCCTGCGATGGTTTCCATCAAATCCCCCGCGTGTACGTTGTCGGTTTGCCTTTGGTGAAATGCGCCGTCAGGATTTCGCACCGTTGTTCGCCTTCGCGCAAACCGATGTGAATCCACGTTTGTTCGTAAATCAGTTGATCGAACACGATACCGGCTTTGATAATGCGTTCGGCCAATTGAATCGGAGTACAGTTGCGGCAGGTAATATCCGCAGCCAGCCCGAAACGATGAGCCGACTTGTCCGAACCACCCACGGCAGCATTGACAGCAGGGGATCGGTAGCCGCTGGACACGATAAGCGGCCCGCCAGCAGCTTTGCGCACCTCTTCCAATACCTTCGCCAGCCGCAACAGATTGGATTGAATGGCGGGCGTCGGCGTGTTGTCCAGGCCGCGACTAACGGCCGTGGCTGAGTAGGTCAGTTCGGCCAGGGTGAAATGGTCTGTAAGTTTCATGGTTAGCCTTTCTTAATGTTGTTCTGCTTAACGAACCGCGACACCAGGGCTAGGGCCATAATGGACGGGCCGACATACGGCAGGACAGTTGCGGGGATTACGTCCTTCACCTCTTGCGGCATCGCGGCCCAATGGGAGTATGCGTCAATCGGGAATTCCAGCATGTAATACTGGAACGCGACACCGATAATCGACAGTTGAACCGATAGATATTTCCAGGCTTGACGCCATTCGGCGATAAGTTCAATCTTTAATTTTTGCAGCATAGTTAATACCCTTTAATTGAAATTCAATGATAGACATTCGGCGATCTAGTATCGCTTCCTGTCCGTGAATAGATTGCAGCGTGTTATAGCCGAATCCAATAATACCGGCAGCACTCAAGCCCGCCACCGTCGAACAAATCTTCCATATAAGACTATGTGACGAAACAACGTTGTTCTGCTTATTCATCGCATTCTTAATGGACGATTGCGCCTGAAACAACCGCCCCGCCTGTTCCTGCAATATTTCAACGTCCCTTTCAATAAGCGGGATAGCATCGAGCTTGCTGTGTATCCCTCGAATTGATTCGGCTAGACCTTCGCACGTAACTAACAGGCGAGAAACCCGGTCAACTAGCAATGCGAGTTCAACCGGCGATAGAGTTGGGTTCATAACAATATATCTTAGTTTGGAGTAACCCGAATGGTAACGCGATTCCCCATAAAAGAAAAGCCCGGAACGAATTAACGTTCCAGGCTTTAATTACCTAACTGCCGATTTATTATTCGGCTTCGGTATCGGTATCGTCAGCGCCGCCGACAGCGATGCGGAAGACAGCGCCGCCCTTCATACCGGCGTACTGTTCGCCCCACGGTGCGCCGTCTTCGACGTTGCGGACGATGAACTTGCGATCTTGCGTGGTCATCGGCACAATGTTGCCTTTGCGGTTCACGCGGGTTTGGCCTGGGACTTCGGTCGAGAAACGAGCATTGGCGGTCGTGACGGTGGAAGCCATCGACTTCGCAATGTTTTTGCGGTCTTCGGTTTCAGGCACGAAGAACGACATGCCGATTTCGAGCGCGTCGAACGGGTAGGACGAACCCGGCGAGTTGCGCGGCGCACGGACGGTCTGCGGGATGGCGATACCCGACACCAGGGCGAACGACGGTTTCACTTTTGCGGCAGGGGCTGGCGTGTTCGGGGCATCGCCGCCAACGTCGGCTTCTTTCGGTTTCGACGCTTCATGTTCGGCCAGGGCGGCAGTGCCTTTTTCGGTAATGCGAACGGCCGGGTTGCCTTCTTCGTCCTTGAAGTCTGCCGACGGGTTCACTTGAACCAGACCGTCTTTTTCCAGCGGTTTAGCCGAAGCGGCCGACACGTTTGCGTAGCCGACGGACGACAGGGAACCGGCAGCGATGATAGCCAGCAATGCGAAGTTGATTTCTTTCTTAGCCATGATATTTCCAATCTATTTAAGTGTTTCGGTTTAACTACTGGGTTGTGTTGTTCTGTAAGACAAGTGCTATTCTACAGCATTCATCCGGTCTTGCAACTACTTTTTAAAACATTTTGATAAATAATCTTCGCCGTCTTCCTCCTTTCTGAAATCTGGCCATGTGCCGTCGCTGACTTTGACACAGTAATCGATTTCGTCCTGTACCGCGTCTTCGTAGTCAGCCCAGGATACGATAGCGAAAGCTACCAGGGCGACAGCACATTGCAGTGCGATGCATGCCGATTTCTTCATGGGTTTGCCTTTTCGAATTTAATGTCGGCTTCCAAAGCAGCGATGATTGCCGCGTCGTCTTCGTCGTCCATACTCATAAGGAACGATTCCACCTTTTGAGGCGTGTTCATGTGGGCACATTTGACAGGAACCCAGTCGTTCAAGCTGTCGGCGTCGTGCGGGAGCATCACCCTGATTACAACACCACTCGGAAGCCTAACATTCGTTTGCATTTCGGATACTCCGTTTCGTTGATATGGACGTATTATGCCGGATACACTTTAGGGCTGTCAAGATCGATTTCGAGGTATTCGAGTAAAATATCCCGTGCATGAATCCAGCCGAAGCAAACTACACATGCGTACCCGGCTTCTTTCAGATCGGCAATCATAGTTACCTGTTCGGGCGAAAGATCGGCCATCGTGCCATTCTTACGTTTCATTTCAATGAACAGACCGCCGTAGATGATACTGTTGAACTGTTTCATGTGAGCCAGGAACAGATCAGGAACGCCTTTCTTGACGCCTTCGGCCTTAGCCTGACATGCAGCCTCGATTGATCGTTCACCACCGTTGGGAGTTGCCCACAATCGGCGCAATGCGGGTGCCAGTCCGTTGCGACTGATAGCATTGGCCCAGGCCATCAACGCCGCCTGTTCGCCGTGTTCTGTCCCTTTTGCGCAAATGTCTTTCGGCAGAATCTTTCCGCCCGTCCATTCGCCCCTTAGTGCTGCCCGCAGTACATGCGTGGTAACGTCGGTTACGTCGTCCAGGTCTTCGCCGGTCATCATTTCGGCGGCTTGTTTCTTATCACACGCGACGTACGATTCGGAATTAGGGTGGTATAACAAGTGAGTGTAATTCGGCATTTCGGCCCCTTAGTTGAGTTGTAAATGTGCTTTTCCTGCTTTCGGATTATACCACACGTTATCCGGCCGTGTCTTCGAACCTATTGGCGCCCATGCGCTCCAGCGAACTTGATTCAAATAATGGCGGCGATTGTGTCGGCTGTACCAGAATCCATCCGAACCCTTGGCAAACTGTACGCGTTTCCCGCTACCTACGCTATAAATAGGTACTTCTTCGAACTTGGTCATGTGAACCCCTAATGACTAAACCGGCTTGCGCCGGTTCGGTTGATTATTCGTTAGTGAACGCGGTACGGATCGTTTCGAGCTTGGCCCTGGCCCGCTGTAACGCTTTGGCGTTAGCAATGCAGTCGGCTTCGGCTTTGCATCGTTTCTTGTACTCTTCGTTCGTGCGCGCCTCTTGGTGCTTTACACTGTGTTCCAGTTGCACGCGAATACCTTCGGACTTTTTCAGCAGCGCAAGTAATTCGTCATGCTTGCGTCGCAGTGCTGCGATTGTTACGTCGCGGCTATCGGCGAAGATATCAGGCCGTTCGGAGTTTGCTTTTTCCTGTTCATGGTTAACCCATTCGGGGACTGCTTTAGTCGTCACACTTGGCCCCCAGGGGATAGCGTTAGCTTCGGCCAGGGTTTCGGACTTAGGCGGCAACGCGAACGCCGGTACGAGCGGGACAGGTTTCTTGCGTTTGATTTCGGTCTTGTACTTAACCTTGTCGGCCATTCGCCGCTCGTCCGCCAGTAATGGTTTGTTTGCCATGCGAAATACTTCGTTGAAAGCGTTGGCGTCAACAGGTATGTTGCGACCGACAGTCATGTCACGGGTCGTTCCGTTGGTCGAGCCTAACCACGCATCAATGGCGCGGTGTTTGCCGTTAACGCGAACGTGCATATTGTCGAACTGTTCGAACACTAACCCGGCTTCGTTACACAAGTTGCGCAAGAAGTTGATTCGCATACCTGCCGTTGCTTTGTTCATTTTGTGCCACCTTTCGATTTAAGAGCTTCGATTCTAACAGAACGTTCAATCGAACGCAACATGTTTGTAGCCTGACGATGAAATTCTGCCGTACGATGCGCTTGCGACGCAACATCGTTCAAGCCTTTCGACTTAATGATCGTGGCCGATTCGTCCAGCTTTGCGGCGTCACGGGCAAACGCCTTGTACTGGGTATTATGCCAGTCCCGTAATTGTGCGAGGGTCATGTTTCGGCCTACCATACCGGACGGGCGCGTTCGCTAATACGAACAAACGTCGCTGCGAATTCGACAGTAACCCGCTTGATTTCGGCGTTAGGATTTGCAGCCATTACGGCGTCACACAACATACGGATACGAACGGAACTTTCCGAACCGGGGCTGTTATCCCATTGCGATTTGAGTTTCGCAGCTTCGCTATGGGCTTGACCCAGGCTGTCGCAAAACGCGACGGTGACTGTTGCGATTACGTATTTCTCGCCGTCCTTTGTCGCTGCCGTGAATTCAGCCAGGACGCCATTACTTACTTTAAATTCAGTCATTACCACTACTCCTATTAGATGCCCACATTAGGGCCGGGGTGCTTATTGTACCGCGACGAAGCGGCCAGCGCTATCCAGGCAACCGACCGTCACAATGCGGCCTTCGATACGTCCGCTGGTGAAATCCTGGCCCTTGGTTTCGCATTCAGTCGCGGCCTTGATGATTTCGGCGTTGCTGAGTGCGTACGCTTTGACTACATGGGCTTGCGTGGTGCAGCCAGCCAGGGTAAAGACGATTGCGGCGATAATGATTCGGTTCATGTTGTTCACTCCTAATATTGGTTTCGACGCACACAGTATCGCATTGCGTACGCCGAATGTCAAACGCTATTTACAGAACATACGCAGCCATTTCGGCGTCCACGATGCAGAGTTAACAGCACCCTGAATAAAACAAGTCAACGTGTCGTTAGTATGTTTCAACGCACCGATTTCAACCGTCATTGCTCCGACGACTCCGTGTTGCGTTGCGTTGTCCGCTTTGAGCATTTCGACTTCGACACGGAGTTTCGCGGCGTTGGCGTCGGAAGTCTTGCGGGCTTTGGTGAGACTTTCGTTGCGTTCACGTTCTACCATCGCTTCGATGTTAAGCGTTGCGATCTTTTCCGACATAACCCTAACCCCTTTCGCCAGCCGTTCAACGTCATTGTGCGACGTTCCCAGGTCAACGCGAAGTTGTTGCAGTTCTGTCGTCATCGCTTCGTTATCCCGAAGCGCCAAGTTATGCGATTCGGCCATTGCGTCGTAAGCCGCTTGCAGGTTCTCCGTCAACTTACGCTGATTAGTCAGTTCGTTCATGTGTTGCAGGATGACGGGATCGTGCGGCGGGCTTTCGGTAGTACCTTCGATACCGATTTCTTGACGGTGTTGCTGCAAGAGCGCCGACATTTGCGGCAGCGTGTACATGCCGACCAGATCGCCGGTATTCGTGCGCTGGCACATCCCATGCGCGTTCATGAGTTTGACTACATGTTGATTGTTCATGCTCGTTACCCCTTTATTGAATGACAGCGTAGTGTACATTAGCGGCCTTCAATACGTCAAGGTTTTCTTTCGCCGTCAGTATCGTGTGAGTGTTACGCATGTCGTTGAACGTCGATTCGAAATATGCGTCGGCTTTCTGCAATGCCTTTTCTGCGCCAGCTATTTCCCAGTTACTGAGCATGATTAATACCGGGGTCAGCGGTTCGGCCCAATCGGCGCTTACTGCCGACGCTTGATCGAACAGTTCAGGTTTGAACACGGCGTTACTATTATCCACTTCGAAGTCGCCGTACAGCCAGTCATTACGTTGTTTCGGCGACATTGACAACGCCTCGTTATACACCGACGCAACCTCTTCTTCCGAAAGACCACAGTTGGCGGCGCGAGTTATCTTTGCGATGAACTGTTTTCTTTCGGATTCACCCATAACCTCGAATGCTTTGTCGGGGTTAGGTTTCGTCCAGTGTGTATCCCGTTCGTGCGTTACCCCGGCACAAAAGCCGATGGCGAACGCCAGGAAAAAGAAGCCGACAACACAAGCGATGTATGTAATAGTCATTTGTAATACCCTTTCATTTGAACAGCAAGATAAGAAGGCCGATGACAGCGGCGCTTGCCACACGGAACAGCAAGCGCATTCCAATTTCTTTGATAAAATCTTTCACTCGTAACCCTCACTACGCAACGGTTTAGTTTTCAACCGGCCATTTACGTCAGCCGGTAACGTAATTATAGCATCTTTCTTAGCCTTTCGGGCCGAACCTTTCTTGCAGTCTAAGTTACAGTAGTCGCCCCATCCTCTTGCTGCGTGGACTTGACGAACCCGGTTTACAGTGCCGCAGAAACGACACTGCTTTTCAACCATCGACGTTCCGTAAGCCGGTTTCGTCACGATAATTCGCCGAAACGAATTCGAGCTACGCCATGTATGTCTCGGATTTCGCTGATCATCCCGTTAGGGTGACGCGATACACCTTTCTCGTGTATCGCCCTGATTTCCTTGCCAGCCGCTTCGTAGACTGCGCATTGCAGCGGGCCAGCCGTTTCCGGCAGTACGTCGAGGGTGTAGAAGCCGTTAACTACTCGTGCTCTAGGTTTCAGCATGACGAACCCCTTAAACGAAACGGACGCGGGACAGCAGCGGCGACATGGTGGCCTTCGATTCCAGGCGCACGCGGACGCGGTGGACGGATGGTCGGGAACCGGCGAAGTTCGATTTGTCGCTACCGGCCATTTCCAACACGGGTTTTGTCAGGCCCAGGACGACGCCAGCGCGGACAGTGCCGTTTGCCAGGGTGAATTGGATTGGTTTGCCGGTCAGGGCTTTGATTGCGCGATAGGCTTTGCGGCGTTGTTGTGCGTTCATGGTATTCGTTCCTTAGTTTAGGTGGATAACAGTTCGGTGCTTCTACTGGAAAAGCCCCGTCGTGCGGGGCAGTTTGTTACTTTAGTGCGGCTTCGACTTCGCGTATGAATTCGACCATGTATTTCTGGCGGGCTTTACCTCGCAGCGGAACGCCGATGTTGTTTCTACTACGAAGAAAGCTGTATTGCCAGAACGTACCATCAGGTTGCTGAACGACGCGCTTAACTTGGTTTCCGTTCGTACCGCTTTCATGCTGCCAAGTCATTTTACCGCCGATGGTGAAAATGCTGTATTCGATAACTGAGTCCATTTCGTTCTCGCTTTCGGTGTTTGGTTTCGATGTAGTGATTATGCCTGAGCCAAACACCGATTGCAAGCACTATTTATCGAACCCCATCATCTGTAACACATGTCCGATTTCGTGGACTTCCAGGCCACAGAGTTCGGCCCTAACCATTTCGGTACGCTGGTTAGTCAAATATAACGAACCTTCGCTGTAGAAGTTACCGCCCGTACGAACTTCGTCAACGATATGGGTTAGGCCGAAGTGCTTGGCAATTTGCCGTGCGTAACGCGTCTTACCACTTGCGGCGGGGCCGTACACGAGTACACTTGGTTTACGTTTCGACATGATGTTTCCTTTCAATGATGCCCACACTAGGCGGGCAGGGTTGCGCTAGATTCGCCAGCTATACACGTACAAGGTCGCTTTGTAGCAGACAGCAACGCCGCGATTGTCACCGTAGCGTTCCAGCGCATGATTAACGAACTGGGTTTCGGCGCATTTCTGTGTCTTGACCAACGTAGCAGCGCATGTGTAGCGCAGCACGTTCACATTGACCTGTTTGGCCATTATCGACCCTCCCCGCTGATTTCGCCCAGGCGTTCGGCGATTTCTTTCTGCGCGTCGGCTTCCACCTCGAACCACGAATCGCCATATTGAGGTTTGCAGCCGATGTACGCACACTCGTTGTTGGCCGCTTGCATTGTTGCGATGCGGGCGTTAGACGCGCTAATCAACGCATACAGGTGTAAGAGTTCGCCGGTCATGATGTAGCCCAGTTGCGGTTGTTGCCCGCTTCCTCTTTCATTACGGCGATGATACCGCGCATCTGTTCAATGCGCTTTTCGAGAATCAGCCAGTCAGCCAGCGTTAGTTGCGGACTATCCATTACTTCGGACAGTGCGCGGCTAAGATTTTCCGACAGATGGTCGAACAACGGAATGGTAATACCGTCTTCGGCCGTAATCGTACGTTCCGTGATTTCGATCTTACCGTCTGTCGGCGGGATACTGAGTAGCGCGGCCACACGTTTGAGCATGGTTCCCTGGTGTTCGAACTGTTGTTCGCAGTTCGCACCGTCTTTCCATTTCAAGATGTACATGATTACCCTTTCGTAGCTTCGGTTTCGAGTTTGATAGCTTTGTTCAAGTCCGACAGTTCGATATATTGATCGGCCAGGATTACGTTAACTGCTGCCCGGATTTCTTCGGCTGTCATATCGGTGAACGTCATTACATTTTCGATGGCGGACAACGCGTTAGCACGTACGATACTGCGGCTTTGCTGGTGGCGGTATTCGCGCATCGCAATAGTTTCGTTTTTCATGATTCGCTTCCCTGAGTTGTGTTTCGATATAAGTATTCTACAGTAACAACCCAGGAATGCAAGCGTTATTTTAATTGTCGAAAGTTTGCAACGTGGTGAATCGTTTCGCCGGTATGTGTGTTCGCCCGTCGATTAGCGCCCTGGCTATTCGGTGCCAGCCGTCCATGATATAGCCGTCGGCGTTGACGATGACGGGTTTAGTGATATCCACGCTGCCCACACGAATCGCATGATGCGCGAGACTGTACGGGGTCAGTGCGTCCAGGCCGAACGGTGTACAGCCGATATGCACACTGCGAACGTCCATGTCGTACACTTCAAGACCTTCGGCGAGTTCGATCAAGCGTTCGACTGTGACCATGCCGTTACCGACAGGACAGTGGTAGTAGTTGTTTGCTGGCGTGATTACTTCAAACTCAATCGGCCCCATGTTACGCAGTCGCTTAGACATTGTTGTCACCTTTCATCGTTAATAATTCATCAAAGTATTCGATCCGTTCCAGGGCGAAAACATCGCTACCCGTACGCATTTCGATAAGTGTTCGCGCTCCAGCGTTGTACTCGCCTTCGAATTCTGCATCGCGCTCTAGCATTTCTACTATGCCCACGATATGCGCTACGGGGATCATCGCCCTGAGCCTGAACCCTTCCGCATTCGGGTCTTCGTTTGCATAGACCCTCATTATTCTAATGAACCCTGCCATGATGTTTCGTCCTTTCTAACCCTGTTGTCGAAGTATAAGAGGGTCGTCAATGGCTTTTGAGTAGCTAAGTGTTTGATTTTAATAATATATATATATATATAATATATATAATACTAGATCACTTTCTATTCGGTTCTAGGAGTTCGGCGATAAGCATCCCGCAGATCATGGACACTATCCCATTCTCCTAAAACCCCTTATATCCTTATATTCTGTTTCGAATCAATCACTTAGCTATTATATTTGCTATTATATTTTGTTATACGCGTTATACGCGCTATCCTATCCCGAAAGCACGCGGAACCGTAATCATGAAACACTTAGCCGAACTGTTAAAACGCGTATGCGCTACCTGGGGACTGAGTTCGGAAATATCGCCACGTTCGCGGAATGTCTGCAACACGCGCTTGATCGCGTTCGTTGAACCTGCGCGGTCTTTGCGAAACGAGGATATACCCTGCAATCGCCGAGACAGATAGCTATACGGAATCACACGTTCCGAATGCATACCCATTGCGACACCGTAACGTTCAACAGTCGAATACGGGGACATGATGTACTCTTTGACTACACGCGTTGCGTCAAGTACTTGGTTCACTTCGTCCGAATTCGCGCCAACGCTACCATTGCTGAAACGAGCAAGCATGTTCCCGCAATCGGCCCTGACGATGTTGATTGACCAGTGCGCTATTTCTGCTGTGATAACCGGCCTGAGATAGTTGCAGCCTACCGCGATAAGTGCGCCAAGTTTCATCGCCTTCAAGTGCGCCCGGTTCCACAAGTTCTTTGTCACCTCTTTGGCCATTTCGCCGTTGATCCGGTCGTCGCACTCTTCGTTTAGCTGGTCGTACATGTGGGCAGCTTCCGCCGTCTGTTCCACCGGAATAGCATCGTTGGCTGAATTGAGCATGATTGAGTGCGAACACAAGTCGCTGACAGCTTGCAGCAGGTTTTCATCTGGAACCATCTTTGACGCGTTCTTATTGAGGCGCGGTCGCTTGCCGTGGTATTCGATCACAGTGAAGCGAGGTAACAGACCCTCCGTAATCATACCTTCGTCAAGACCTTCATAAAAACGTTCGGGCGTCGATTCTCCGAGTAGCGAATAGTTAGGCGAATCAATCACCGTTGTGTTTTTATCCGCGTCCGCGAAAATTGACGGTCGAACAACGTCGTCTTTGCCCGATTTGTTGAACAGGTCAAGCATGGTACGCCGCAGTGCGATCTTATGGGGCGGCGCGTTCCGGTCGGTCATTTCCTGCAAGTAAATGCCGAATTCACCAACGACCGAAACGAACGAGTTTCGCCCTTTCGACATGAACTTAATCAGCGCTTGTGCACTGGCGACCTCTGACGGCCCTACGAAATCGTAAGCTCCGTTGACGCGGGTATTCACCCTGGCTAACAGTCGTTCAATACCTGACGCCAGGGATTCTTTGCCCGTACCCGTAGGGGCCAGCAACAGCAGGTACTGGTTAAGACCCGTCGCTGATATGTTGTATGACCGCCCGCACACGCCAGCCATCAAACCAAGGGCGGCAGTTAATGCGACTTCGGGAACAGGGCGCGGCGCAGCGCGGTAAATGAATTCGGCAATATCGCCGACAAGTCCAGGCGGCTTACTGTACACGTTACCTAAGCCTGTTGTCAGCGATTCGGGCGCGTCAAAGTCGCCCCCTGTCCCGTCGTCGTGAACGACCGTTACTGTCAAGTGGGCCGGTACGTTGGCGATTGCAATCGGGGGTGTTTGCATGTTTTCAATCCTTTCTGTGTTTTCCTGGCGGTTACGGGTAGCAGCAATTGCCGCTTCCAATTGGTTACGCATACCGTCGATATCTACCGGCGGCAACATGCGGTCGAACGACTTGTCAATCATGTAGTTGATATATGACTTCCCGCGAATGCGCGTCATCTTGTTCCGTTCACCCAATGGGGAATTCTGGAACAGGCGCGTAATCTGTTCGCGGTTTTGCGTGTAGAACGCAATGATGTTCACGAACGCTAAGTCGGCTTCGGATTGCGACGGCCAACGTCCGCTTTCTCGCCAGTCGCCGGTAAGTTGGCGAACGGTTTCGGAGTTCGAAGCGTTCCAGCACATATCTATAATTTCTTGGTCGCTTTGGCGTTGCGGGGCGTTACCGTCGTACCCGGTCTTTTGTGGGCCGCCGCCAAGCTGATTCCAAAGGATTTGAGCGTTGCGCAGTAACAGATCGCTGCCCACAATAGTCCGTCGTCCGTCGTATACGTTGCCTGTCATGGTCATGAAACGGGCGTCGCTATACATTTCGATAGACATGCGGCGACGACCATTCGGCAGGTTAATACCTTTCGTAACGATATGCATCCCATTACCCGACGGTGAGATTTCAGAATAGCTATCGAAACCTTCGTAGATGCGGCGCTGTGTTTCCATTACGCCGTCCGGGTCGTCATACTTGAACGAGCCGTCGGGGTTGCGTTCGTACGCGTTGTCCATATCGATAATCATGTACGGGTTGTCTTTGTTCAGAACAATGCCGATGCCGTCACAAAGGTTGTGATTGAAACAGTTAACAGCTTCGGCAAACGTTCCCCAGGTGCTAGGGTCGTTCACGTTCGCACTCTTACCCGTTTTAGGGTCAAGTGGTACTTTTGTTGCTTTAACGTCCGGGTCTTCCTGTACTTTTCGCCATATCACCCAATGCGGGTACTCTTTCATTTCGTTAGGGATATTGTCAAAATTCATTGCTTACCTTTAGTCAGATACATATACAAGGTTTCAACACGGCATACGCCGGGTTCGGCTGAAACACCACGGGAGAATGAATGTAGCCAATGCAACTGTATCCCAGTGTCACGGGCAATCTGTTGCAGCGTGAGCGAACGCGGCCGGTTAATCAGGGCGTCACGCGTCATGTCACGCCAGGACGTTTGTGTTTGCATGATGGTCTTTCACTACGGAAATATGATGGCACGATTATACACGTAAAATTTATTCAAACAATAGTAAAATTTCTCTTGACGCGTGGCATTCGTTCCTTCATACTTCGTTTCGTCAGTACACAAACAACCCCGAAACAACTACCCGAAAGGACACACGATGTTTGCACAAGCGAAACCTACCGAGAACATGAAGGCCGACGAACTGGCCGCAACCCTGGCAACCATGTCGCCAGATGCATGTTTGAAAGCGTGGCTCGATTCGAAAGAACTGTTGGCCAAAGTGACCGCCTTCGAAAGCGCCCTGCGCGCCCACAACGTCGCCGTTCGTTTCCCTAACTTGAAAGCGTCCGGTACGCAAAATTGCGAACTGGGTAACGATTACAAACTCAAGTGCGTGACCAAGACCAATTACAATCTCGGAAATGCCGAAGTTGTCGAAAAAGCGTTGAAAAAGATCGAATCGAAACTCGGCCCCGACCTGGGCGGCGATCTGGCCCGCCGTCTTGTATCGTGGAAACCTTCCCTGAGCTTGACCGAGTATAAAGCCCTGGCCGCACCAATCAAAGCCATCATCGACACGGTGTTGACGACTTCGGACGGTAAACCCACCCTCGAACTGATCGAACCGCCAGCAGCGAAGTAATCAATACGCCCCGGTTGTCACCGGGGCATTCTTAGGAGTGTCAACCATGAGTAACAAGCACGACTTGAAAGGTCTGTTGCGTCGCCACAATATCACCGAAAGCGTGAGTAACGCAACGCAAAGCATCGAAAACGCAGTGCGCGAGGAACGCTTAAAAGCACTGGGGCCAATGGGTCGCCTCATGACCATGTTGCAGAATCCCAGTGTACCGGATGGCGTTAAAGTTGACCTGAAATCGGTCGATTCGTCTGTTCGCGCCCTGTCCGTTCTGCTGGACATGATTTCGGAACAAATCCCCGAAATCACCGACGCGCTGGAAGTCAAGCACCAGACAGCCAACGCTGGCGAAGAAAGTTTGATCGCCGGTCGCATCCTGTCCCGCTGGAAACAAACGGCGAAATTTGTCGAACAGTTGAAACCGGCAAACGGCGGCTGATATGAACCAAAAAGACTTGCGCCCCGCTGGAACTTTCGCGCAGAATTACGGCGTGAAAATGCTGGCGTACGGGCCACCCGGCCAGGGTAAGACGCCCCTGATTAAAACAGCGCCACGCCCCGTCTTGCTGTTCACCGAACCCGGCATGTTGTCAATGAAGGGTAGCGATGTACCGGCGTTCGAAGGCAACAACGTGAAACGCATTGACGAATTTTTCGAATGGGTTGAAAAGTCGAATGAGATTCGCAACTTTGACACAATCGGGGTTGATTCCGTGTCTAACATGGCCGAAATCTTCCTCGCCGAAGAATTACCTAAGCAGCGTGACCCGCGTAAAGCTTACGGTAACATGTCAAACTGGGTAATGGCCCACTTGAATATGCTGTACTATATGAAACAGAAACACGCATATTTGATTGCGAAAGAAGCGCGTATTGACACGGGCGAATCTTCCGGGGTATGCTCTTATTTCCCAGGTAAAGATTTAAGCGTAAAGGTTCCGCATCTTTTCGACCTGATCGCCAGGGTAGCAAAGGCAACCGTACCCGGACAGCCGATGCCAGTATTAGCAATTCGCTGTGTAGGTAATGTGGTGGAACATGCCCGCGACCGTACCGGCAAATTGAACGAATTGGAACCGCCGAATTTGGCTAACCTGTTCAACAAAGCAATGTCGAACTAAACGGCAACGCCCGCACCGTTCTAATGTGGGCAACCTTACAAATAGATTGGAAATATCATGGCAAAGATGCAAGCATTCAACCCGGCACAACACAACCCAGTTCAATCGGACGGCAACATGCCTATCGGCAAGTACGTCGTAATGAACATCGGTTCGGATGTTGTCGCGTCCGGTAGTAACGCCAACTCGGGTCTGGTGAAATACAAGGCGCAAGTCATGACCGGCGACAACAAAGGTCTGAGTGGCGCAATCCGTTTCAACTTGTGGAACGTCAGCGACAAGGCCCGCGAAATCGCAGAACGCCAATACTCGGCAATGTGCCATGCTATCGGTGTTGTCGGCACCGTACACGATTCCGCGCAATGTCACGGTATCGCGTATATGATCGAAGTCGGCCCATCCCGCGACGAA